CATATTATAGAGATGGATGAAGTGAAAAACGTGGAAGCAAAGGCGCTGACCCTGCCGGATCAGGCGCGGGGGGTGAAGGTAATAGATAATGCCACGATGAAGAAAGCAAATGGTTTGTTGATGGATATAAGGTCTATCAGGAAGGAAATACAGGACACATTTAAGCCATTAGCCGAGAAAGCCCATGCAGCACATAAGGCTATTCTTGAGCAGCAGAAACGTACGGAAGCCCCTCTGATTGAAGCCGAGGGGATACTCAAGATACAGATCAGGGCATATATGGACGAGGTCGAAAGGCTACGAAGGGAAGAAGAAAGACGCCTTCAGGAAATAGCCAGGAAGGAAGAGGAAGAGCGCAGGCTTGCAGAAGCATTGCAAGCTGAAGCAGAGGGCAACATAGAAGAAGCGAAGGCCATCCTCGAAGAACCCGCTTATATCCCTATACCTACAGTCAAGGCTGACATCCCGAAAGTGGATAATAGGCTATTCCGAAAGGTCTGGAAATTTAGGGTGTTGGATATCAGAAAAGTTCCTATCCAATATCTCAAGGTCGATGAAATCAAGGTTGGGCAAATCGTAAGGGCAATGAAGGGCGAAACCAATATACCTGGCATACAAGTATACGAGGAATAAAGAGGTCCTATGGCTATTACGTTACCGCAGGAGCGGGCGTTTAGCATACAGTGTAGAATGTTGAAAGGGTTGCGACCTACGCAAGAAAGGAGGAAACAAGCACAACAAAAAAAACATATGTGGAAAAGGGCGGGTTGAAAGGTTACCCGCCCACCAAAAAAAGGAGAAAAGATAAACATGCTTAAAAAGAAGGTTGAGTTGAAATACCGGCGTGCTGTCATAGCCGCCGAGGGAAGCAGATTTAAACGCTGTAAGTTTTGCAAGCATAAACAGACAATCGAGATTAAAGGACTTGACGGTCAATCAATGGGACATGGTTATAGATGTGAACCCATTGGACTGGAAAATAGCCGACGATATGCCATATCTGATACAGATGTATGTAACGCATGGGAAGGGAAATAATCCTAAAGTGGGAAGGAACTTAACGGGGTGTTAACCGTTGATAATAAAGGATTTATGATAACTGATACAATCAAAATTAGCTCAAAGTGGGAAAGAGGTCAAATGGTATGAATTGGACTTGGATATTGGTTGGTATGGGAATAGCGGGGGTTATACTTAATAACTACAAACGGAAGGAATGTTTTCTTTTGTGGGGTATCACCTCGGCCTGTTGGTGTGCGGTTGATTGGTATCACGGCATATATTCACAAGCGGTATTATTTGCAATTTATTTCCTGCTGGCTATTCATGGATGGTGGAATTGGAGAAAAGTGAGTATGTAACATATGGAAGAGAGCGTAGGGGAAAAATAATATCGTCAACTACCCCCGGTCAAAGACCGGGAGCTTGTAAAAGCTCTGGTTGACAAGGAGGCATAGGTAATTATGCAGCAGTTATCGAAGAGAAGGCTAACCAACACACCTACAGATATTCTCCGTTCTTACGGACTTTCCCGCTATCGTGGGATCGCGCACGTCTGTAGCAACTGTGGCCTGTCATTAAACAGTTCTGAGGGTAAGGACAGTGTGGCAGGCTTAAAAACCTTCGATAACAACTCCGATGCGGCTCTAACTCTGAAAGGAGAGAACATGCAAATCTATGTTCTAAATCACAAAGGCACCCCCCTTATGCCCTGCTCACCCAGGAAAGCACGATTACTCCTGAAACAGAACAAGGCAAAGGTGGTAAAAAGAACACCGTTTACAATTCAGTGGACAATGCCAACGAGAAGCTACACACAAACTGTAACACTCGGTGTAGATTCAGGCTATTTGAATGTCGGCCTCTCTGCGGTATCGGATACAAAAGAACTCTATTCTTCCGAAGTAAAGCTTCGTACCGACATAGTAAAGCTCAATTCCGAAAGACGGCAATACCGAAGGTCAAGACGTAACCGCAAGACTTGGTACAGAAAAGCCCGCTTCTTAAACCGCAAGAAACCAGAAGGCTGGCTTGCACCAAGCATTCAACACAAGCTTGATTCACACATCAAGCTGTTAGAACGTGTTGGTAAAATCCTCCCGATCACAAAAACTATTGTTGAGGTAGCCGCCTTTGACATCCAGAAGATCAAGAACCCCGGCATCTCCGGTACAGGCTACCAGAACGGAGCACAGAAAGACTTCTGGAATGTCCGAGAGTACATCCTTTACAGGGACAATCACACCTGTCAGAACTGCAAAGGCAAATCCAAAGACCCTGTTTTAGAGGTTCATCACATTATATCAAAACAGACAGGAGGCGACTCCCCCGATAACCTTATCACTCTGTGCAAGACCTGTCACGATAAGGTATCTCTGGGAAAAATCAGCCTTAAGGTCAAACCCTCCAAACAGTTTAAAGCAGAAACGTTTATGACGATGGTAAGGTGGAGGATAATCAACGAGCTAAGGAAAGACGGTCATGATATTTCCCATACCTACGGTTACATCACGAAAGGCAACAGGATAGAGCTTGGGTTATCAAAATCCCACACAAACGATGCCTTTGTCATAGCTAAAGGCAATGGGCAAAAAAGAACATACGACCAATATTTTATTAAACAGGTCAAAAAGTGTAACCGGAAGCTCTACAGGGGCGACCGGTCACATATAAGGAACACGGCCCCACGGGAAGTGTTCGGTTTCAGGCGTTACGACAAAGTAAAATGGAACAGCATGGAATGCTTCATCTTCGGAAGACGCTCTACCGGATACTTTGATCTAAGAACGCTCGACGGGACAAAAGTACACTCGTCTGCAAAACACAATACCTTAACCCTGCTCGAACGGGCAGGCACATTATTAACAGAAAGGAGGGCGGTTTTCCTCTCCCTTACAAGTAGGGGAGTTTCCAAACCGCGACTATCATGAATAAATTACCTGCATTTCAATTTTATCCTGGTGACTGGCGTAAAGATCCAGGTGTTCAGGCTCTATCTTATCATGATCGGGGTATTTGGTTTGAGATACTTTGCCTTATGCATGAATCAGAACAACGGGGTAAACTGCTTTTGAATGGGAAACCTATGCCGGAGGAAGCACTTGCGAGGTTGCTCGGTTTGGATAAGCAAATCTTAACCAAAACTTTAACCACTTTGTTAGAATATGGTGTATGTTCCATGGACTCATCAGGAACTTTAATAAACCGACGCATGGTAAAAGACGAAGAACTCAGGAAAATGCGTCAAGAATCTGGAAAAATGGGAGGCAACCCGATACTTAAAAAAAGTAAGGATATTAAAGAGTTAACAAATAAGGATATAAATGAATTAACAAATATGGATAACCATATAGATAACCAAATGGTTAACCAAAATCCAACCAAAATTAAAAATGACGTTAACCAAAATCCAACCCCTTCATCTTCATCTTCATCTTCATCTTCATTAAAAGAAAGAAAAAGAAAGTATAAAAGAAAAAGAAATGACACACTTTCTTCTAAAAAACTTTTTGGAAATATTCTTCTTACAGACGAAGAATACCAAAAACTCAAGGCTAAGTATAATTCGCACCTTGATGATGTCCTTAACTTTATCAACCTGAAAATAGAATCAAAGGGGATAGCTGAATGGCGCAAGCAATATAAATCCGACTATGCAACTATCCTTGTTTGGGATAGGAAAGGTTATCTGCCGCAAAACATAAAAAAGGAGGGTATATTCGATGATTGAGCAACAGCATTATGAAAACAAGATGTTGGAGACCTTCAAACTGCTTGGCATTGAAACCAAGCAAAATCGAGAGATGGCGAAGGCGATATATGACAGGATAAAATTCAATTATACCGATGATGATTTAAGCGCTGCCCTCGAAAGTGCAATGCAGGCAGAAAATCCAAAGATAAATTATCCTAACCTGATAAAACACCTGAATTCTAAAAGGTCAATAAGATTAGAAGAAAAAGCAAGGGCAGAACGGGAGGCCAGTGAAAGTGGAGCACGCAAGTTCTGGAATATGGAAACGGAAGCAAATTGTAGAACAAAAAATTGCCGTCATTGTCAGCATCTGGTAGGAAGATGCGACACAATAGCAAAACATACCCTTGATGCAATCAATCTCATTGTAAAAAGAAAATGGCCGGAGAAAAAAAATAATGAGGATTGGCAAGAATACTATGCAAGGATGATTTCGGAACAGAGAAGGTATTGGAAAAATATTACCGAAACTCTTAATAAACAGTTTTCAGGTATAGGATTCGATAGGGATTATGATGCAGAGAAAAAGAGAATATTGACAAGGGAAGAATTGAGGGTAATTTTAGGCGGCGGGGTATTGCCTCCACCAATTCATGCAGAACGGGGTCAAAAACAGAAGCTGTTCGAAGACGGCTTCATTCCGGAGGTGGAGGAATGAAAGCAGGAATTGACCCAGGCTTTGCTGGAGCGATAGCTATTCTGGATGGAGATAATACGCTGGTCAACGTGTATGATATGCCTGTTATTGACATAGGCAAGAAAAAGGAACTTGATGGGCAAGAAATAATCTCGATATTGAAAGAAAATGAAGTCAAATATGTAAATATCGAGAAGGCGCAGACTATGCCAGGTCAGGGTATAGTATCAGCCGGCAATTATCTGAAAAACTATGGGTATATCTTGGGGATATTATGTGCTCTTAAGATACCATACCAGGAGATACATCCTGCCACATGGAAAAAGAAAATGCTCTCTGATATGCCAAAAGAGAAAGAAGCATCCATTTTGAAATGCAAGCAACTATACCCCGAATGGCGATTTGAAAGAAAAAAAGACCACGGTATATGCGATGCGATATTGATTGCAAGTCTACCATGAGAGAGAAATTTTATTGGCACAAATAGTCATATTTAAGTTGTGGCGCACGAAAAAGGTATGGGATATAGGATACTATTCATATATGATAATTTTTGCATCAGAAAGAAACGTAGACGATTTGAGGGTAGGTTCTTCCATAGGGTATTGCCCTCAATGCGGCGGGCAAAGCCGCAAAATTTTATCACGAGCCAAAAATTTTTTGGGGGTTGCAAATCCCCTCTGGAGGCTGAATGGCGAATGAAATAAAGCTTGATGTGGCTTGTCAAAAGATATTTGGCATATCCCCCAGGCGCTATAGAGACCTTTCAAAAGAACAAGGGGCGCCGCCTGTTGTGAAGGGATATATTGACCTCCTCGCTGCCTGCAAGTGGCTTATCGAGTATTATCGCAAATTTGCAGAACAAAGCGGGTATACATCGCTTGCTGAGGAAAGGCTTCGTTATCAGCGAGCGAGGGCACATAGAGAAGAATTGCTTGCTCAGGAAATGGACGGGAAATTGATAAGAATCGAGCAGGTCCAAGAAGATTTAATGCTCTTGTTAAGCAATCTCAAACAGAGCCTTATGAACTGGGTTAAAAGATTGCCGCCAGTGTTGAAATCCAAAGAGGAAAAAGACATGATGCTGATATTACAAAGCGAAATACATCAACTGCTCGATGAATTATCAAAGGGGAGCAAGAAGATATGCAAAACACCAAAAAAGCGTTAGTATATCTCGATAAACCCCTAAAATTAGGGCTTAGCCCTCCTGAAAATATTGCAATGGATAAATGGGTAGAAAAGTATGTCAAGCTACCGGCTATGACAAGCTCGGAACCAGGACCTGTAAAACTATCGAGAACCCCATATTTACGAGGGATTTATCAGGCGTTTCAGTCAATTTATGTTGAACATTTGGTTATTGTATGTGGGCGACAAGTCGGCAAGTCAACCTTTCTCTTCAGCAGCCTTGCATATGCCATTGCCCAAGACCCAGGGCCAGCATTATTTGTCATGGATACACGAGAAATGGCGAAATATACAAGCACAAACAGAATGAGACCGCTTTTTCTTTCCTGTGAGCAGGTAAAATCTAAGTTGACCTCCAATCCTGATGATTTTACAAACATGGAGATGCGTTTTTCGAATATGGTCTTGTCGATAGTTGGCGGCAATTCGATTGCACAGATGATATCAAGACCTGTGAGGTATCTTTTTCGTGATGAAATAGATGAAATTGTCGGAAACGTCGGAACAAGCGCAGACCCTTTGAAAGCAGCCGAAGAGACAACATCCACTTTTGCTAATCGTAAAATAATCGATACATCGACACCTACAACAAGCGTTGGAAATATCTGGATGCAACTGGGGTCTTGCGAATATGTTTTTGAGTATTGGGTGCCATGTCCTGAATGTGGCACAAAACAAATACTGCTTTGGGATCGCATTAAATATAATACGGACGAAAAAGACAAAGAGAGATTGTTGGCTAATGTGTATTATGAATGCAAATCATGCAAATATAGAATAATTGAATTTCATAAACAAAAAATGGCAGAAAACGGCGAATGGAGAGCAAGATTAAGCGAAAATATACCAAAGAAGATTGAAGAAGGTATGGACTGCGACATAAAAGAAACTATAATTCTTCAAGACGTGCTGGAAAATCAGGCAAGAAAAATAGGATTTCACCTGCCCAAATGGTATGGGTTATTTTATCATTCAACATTTTCTAATGCCGTTCGGGAGTATCTTGAGGCCGTTGAGGCAAATAAAGAATATGGCGATTTTACAAAAATGCGTGATTGGTCGCAGTATTGGGCGGCAAAGCCATATACGATGAAGGCCGCAACAGTGGAAGAACAGAAAATATTAGAAAATAAAATCAATATCCCTGGGCATATAGTGCCGTCTGGTTATGTAGCATTAACAGCAGGAATTGATATGGCACAAAAAGGCTTCTGGTTTGTGATTATTGCCTGGAAAATAGACCTGACCTGTCATCTTGTTGATTATGGGTTTGTATCAGGATGGGATAGCCTCACAGAAATATTATGGAATACCGCATATATGACCGAGGATAGCAAACAAATGGCTATCTTTCGGCTCGGTATAGATACGGGCGGGACTAAATATCAAGGTGATACAGCATTGACAATGACTGAAGCCTGTTATGCATGGCTACGTGCTAATGGCAAAGGTAGGGCATACGGCATAAAAGGGTCTTCACATAAAATCAAAAGTGGAAAAAAGATGCAAATATCTGTGATTGATAAAATGCCGAAAGGGGGTAAACAAATTCCTGGTGGCATTACCACATGGACGATAGATACAGATGCCTTCAAGGATGCGTTGTTTTATAAACTATCGCTTGAAGATGGGCATCCAGGGAGAATGACCTTAAATACCGATACACAGTTAGATTATGTGAAACATCTGATGGCTGAACAAAAACACTTTAACAAAACTGCGGGGCGTTATGAATGGGTTGCAGTTAGCGGAATGAATCACTGGCTTGATGCAACAATATACGCAATGGCTATGGCTGATCCTGAATGCAATGGGGGTGTGAAAATAATAAGACAAAATGCGCAACCTATCAAACAGAGGCGCATATTAAGCAGGGGGATTGAGGGTTGATAATAAAATTACCAGAAAAATCAGTTTTTAGGGTTGATGAAGTAGCTAAAATATTGGATGTGAGCATATCAACCGTATATTACATGATACGCTTTGGCAGTCTCAAAGCAATCAATCCTACGGGTAAAAAAAGCATAAGAATTACACGCCAAAGCCTTCAAAATCTGATTCAAAAGAAACACGTAATATGAGGTGATTGCATGGAATATGTGCTATTCAGTGAAACTATCAAAGAATTACAAAAAATTGCTGCAAGGCATGAAAGTATTCTTGTTGCTTTTTCAGGAGGTAAAGATTCGTGGTGTTGTCTTGATTTGTGTTACAAGATATTTAAGAGGGTTAAGGCATTTTTTCTCTATTTTATCCCTGAACTTGAGTGTATCGAGGTTGAGCTTGATAAGGCAAGACAGCGATATGGCGTCGAGATATTACAATATCCTCATTGGTTATTTTTTAGATGCATTAAAGAAGGCGTGTATTGCGATTGGTACTGGAAGAATATAAACATCTGGGAACCGAAAATAAACGATATTCATATGGCTATCATTGCAGATACAGGTATAGATTTAATTTGCCAGGGGGCGAAAGAAAGCGATTCTATGTGGCGTAGACGCTATTTTACAATAAATCGGTTTGATAGGGTAATATATCCCCTCAAAAAGTGGCAAAAGATTGATGTAATATCATAGACTTTATGTTGAAAAAAACTGTGCAAAGTTTGCAAAGTTTGCAAAGTTTGCAAACGTGAAAAATGCAAATATGCTATGAGGCTACTATGGCAGGCAGGACCCTTGCGGATGCTCAAGCTGATTATGATGCTGTCCGTGCTGCATATCTCAAGGCGATCGAGGCGGAGAGTGTTGGCATGGGCGATCGTAATATCAGACGACCTCGCTCTCAAGAGCTGTATGAACAGATGATGCGTCTCGATGCTGAGCTCAAGCGATTATCCCGCGGCGGCATCCGTATCCGAGGAGGGACGCCAAGTTCATGAAATATACAACCCGTGTCGGCAAACGAAAACTCGATATAGAAGATAACATCATAGACCGTATTGTCAATTTTATCGACCCTGTGCGAGGGGTTCGCAGGCTACAATCGAGATATGCCCTTGCCCTGTCAGGCATGTATTTTGGCGCATCCAACTCTCGGCGAGCGTTATCAGAGTGGAAGCCTAACGATGCCGACCCTGATGCAACAATTCAGTATGACCTATCTAACCTTCGACAACGCAGCAGAGACATGATTAGAAATACGCCGATTGCAACTGGCGCAATAAATACCGTCTGCTCAAATGTCGTTGGAAGTGGCTTACAGCTCCAATCCCATATTGATAGAAACATTCTGAATTTGTCAGACGAAAAAGCTGAAGCATGGCAGTCCAAGACAGAGTGGGAATGGAGCATCTTTTGGGATAGTAACGATACTGATGTATCTCGTATTCTCAACGGACATGGATTAACAGAGCTTGCGTTTAGGCAAGTCCTTGAAAATGGAGAGGTGTTTATTATTCTTCCACGTTTTAAACGAGGAGATATGCCATACAGTCTGAAGCTCCAACTTGTTGAAGCTGATAGAGTTTGCAATGCCAACAATGTTCCAGATTCAGACAGTCTATTTATGGGCATCAAAAAAGATTCAAACGGTGCGCCCATCGAGTATCATATATGCAATCAATTTCCATATACAACACTACCTCAAAAAGAAATGAAGTGGCAGATAATACCTGCCTATAGCGCTAAAACAGGACTAAAAAATATAATTCATTTGTATAAACCTCTGCGTCCAGGTCAAACGAGGGGCATTCCTTATCTAACGCCAGTTATAGAACCGCTAAAACAGCTTGGGAGATATACAGAATCAGAACTTATGGCATCTGTTATATCTTCAATGCTGACGGTTTTTATAAAAACAGAAAGCGGAGAGTCAATGTTTGATACCGATGAACTTGGTGTTGAAACAGGGGCTAAAGCAGATGATAAAGATATAAAATTAGCACCTGGAGCCATCATAGACCTGGCAAAAGGTGAAGATATTACAACTGTAAACCCGATGCGTCCTAATGCGACATTTGACCCGTTCGTTCAGTCGGTATTGAGACAAATCGGAGTTGCGCTTGAACTACCCTTTGAAATTCTTATAAAACACTTTACTGCTTCATATTCTGCCGCAAGGGCAGCAATGCTTGAGGCTTGGAAATTTTTTAATTCCCGCCGTCAATGGCTTGCGCAGAATTTCTGTCAACAGGTATATGAGATATGGCTATATGAAGCTGTTGCATTAGGCAGAATTTCTGCACCTGGTTTTTTTACAAGCCCATTAATTCGTAAGGCATACTCATCCGCTGAATGGATTGGTCCTGCTCCAGGACAGATAGACCCTGTAAGGGATGTTGAAGCAGCCGAAAAAAGATTATCGCTCGGGCTAACAACAAGGGCACATGAAACATCCGCCCTTGGTGGAGACTGGGATGCAAATGTATCCCAGATAAAAAAAGAAAGAAAGCAGATGTTGGAAATAGGATTAATTCAGGAAGAAAAAACAATAAAAGGGGTAGACAAAAATGAGAATAATTGATGTTCTCACATCTCCTTGGGCTATTATGCCGGAAAAATTATATGAAATACAGGCTATATATTCAACACACTTGAGGGGTGAGAAGATAGACATCAAAGGAATCGAAGCAATGCTCGGGAAACCTCTCAATAATGAGAAAAAGCCATATCAAGAAATTGATGGCGTGGCGATTATAGATATAAACGGCATAATCTCAAAGCGTATGAATATGTTTACACAAATATCTGGCGGTGTTTCATCACAGATTGCAATGAAAGACTTTAGGCAGGCTTTTGATGACCCAGAAATCAAGGCAATCATACTTTTGATAGATTCACCTGGGGGCACAGTAGATGGCACAGAAGACCTTGCAAATACAATATACGAAGCAAGACAGCAAGATGTCAAACCTATCGTCACCTTTGCGGATGGTCTTATGGCATCCGCTGCATACTGGATAGGTGCGGCAGCAGACAGAATATATATTAGCGGCGATACAGCGCAGGTGGGTTCAATCGGTGTGGTTGCAACCCATATTGATTATAGCCAATATGAGGCAAAAATAGGCATCAAAACCACA